AGCTCGCCATCGCCGAGTCGGCATTCGACCGCGTCGTTTGCTCAGTCGTGATAGCGGATTCCGCCTCCCCCATGCGCGTGACGAGCGCAGTTACGGTCAATGCAACCGCTTCAACCTCGTTTGCGCGAGCGACCTTCTCTTCGTAGATTAGGCCGGACGAGAGATCGACAAGGGTCTTTCCTGTTGGATCGTTAAATCCGGTCAGCTTGGCAGAAAGGCTTTCGCGCTTGCTGACCTCAGTAGAGTCCGCCGTCGAGCGCGCCAGCTTTTCGTCGTACAGCAGTCCGCTGGCGATTGTGCCAAGCGTGAGGTTGTCGGGGTCTGCCTGTCCGACGAGCTTTACTGACAAGGCCTCTCGGGATGCAGCCTCAGCGGCGTCGGCGCTTGCGCGAGCAATCTGCTCTTGCAGAAGGGCGGCTGCGGACGCGCCGGGAGATGGGCGCCCGACCGCAATCCAGTCAATCTCAAAAAAATCGGTTGCCGTCTGTGCCATGGAGAGGTCGATCCGAATTCTGTCGATCTCCCCCGTCCATGTCAGGTTTACCGTCGCAAGTCCGATTCCGTTCGCGTCGAATACGGGCTCCGGGAATGACGCGCTGCGCGCGACATCCCAGGTTGAATCTGCGGCGCCACGCCAATAGAGCACCCCAGCCCAGGCGGGCGATCCCGTCTTGCGCACACGCACGCGCACTTGGGAGTAGGTTGATCCCTCTGCGCCAAGGCCGGCGGGCGAGGAAACATAGGGATCGGTCGCGTGATTCGCGGGGCGCAGCCACCCACCCGTCACGGTCGGCGCGCCATTGCCAACCCACCCTTCCACGCCGTCGTCGAAGTACCAGATATTGAAGTGATCGAACTGCTCGCCAGTGCCTGCCGACAGCAGCGTAATCTGCTGCGCGAGCCCCTGGTCCGCGGTTGCGCGAGCGATGCGCTCCTGGTATAGCAGGCCGGTTGTGATGCCGGACAGGTCATTTCCGGTGTAGCTGCCCCGCATTTGCGCCGCGAGAGTTTGTCTCTCCGATGCCTCAGCCCCAAGGTTTGTGGAGAGCGTCGTCAGCTCCTCCTCGATACCGGCCAAGCTGTTATTCACGCTCGACGTGAGGGTCGTTACGCTCTGCGCGATGCTCTCGTCTTCCGACTGGCGGACTGTTGCTTCGCTGGCGATCGCAGCGCCGCGCGCCTCAGCCTCAGCCAGCAATCCTTGTGCGCGAAGATCCGCCTCCGCTTGCACTGCGGCAATGCGCGCGGCAATCTCGAGGGCGATCTCATTCGCTCGGGACTCTGCTTCATCGGCAATGGCCTGAACGCGCGCCTCTTGCTCCTCGATGATCGCGCGCTTGGCCTCGATGTCGATACGCTCGATTGCCGATCTGAGCTTTTCGTACAGTTCCGACGAGGCCAGCCACTCCTGAATCGAGGGCGGGGTTCCAGGAAGTCCGCCGCCGATGAGCCCTTCTGCCGCCAACGTGAGCTGCTGGACGGCGTATTCCGTCGACTGGTGCGTGCGCAGGATGTCGGCGACCGACTGTGCAAAACGGCGCGCGGCCGGATCTTGAATGGTGGTCGTTGCGGGTAGGCTTGGCGTAACAGGCTGGACTTTTACAACCATGGATCAAACACCCTTCAGTTCAGCAAAGGATTGAGCAATCGATATTTCGCGCACGGTTGCTGCACCGACGACGCGGACGGACCAGCGATAGGCCGGAGCGCCTGGAGGGATGCGGAAAGAAGTGCGATTGCTAATCGACGCCGTATGGCGCACCGCGCCGTCCGCGTAGATCGTCAGCGTGCAGGCTCCAACAGCATCCACAACGCCGCAGGAGAAGTTCTGCGGGGCCGGGAAGAGTCGATCTCCAGCGCGCCACTCGGCGGTCAGGTTCGTGCTGCTGTCGGCAAACTCCGCAAAGCCAGTCGCCGTGGTCACGAAAAGCTGGTCGGTCGTGCCGGAAACAGCGGCGCCGTAGAGCGTCTGCCCGACATCAACGCGACAGTACGAACCTGCAGCTTCGTCGAGCTGAATCAGAAACGTCTCGGCTGTGACCGTTGCAGGATAGCTAGGATCGACAATGCCGAGCAGGCGCCCATCATGCTGGGCAAGGCGCAGGTTGCGCCGTGCGTTTCCGTAACGGGAACGCCAATCCTCTCGCATGAACAGCGCCTGAAACTCCTTAAGTCTTGGCTGCCCGCCATAGACCGGAACCAGCCCGTCGTTCGATGCGAAGATCGCAGCGCCATCGACGCGCGCCATCGACGTGCCTGACCAGCCGGCCTGCTCAACCGGAAGAAGCTGCTGACTCATCTGCGTCGGGTGCGAGCCTTGCACGAGGTAGGTCTGCGCCTGCGTCGTCACCAGCAACCCGCCCTCGATGGGGAGGATGCCGACGATGCGGTGCGGCAGCGTCATGCGGTAAGGCCATGCGTGGGGCCGGTACGGTTCGCTGTAGGCAAGATCCTTGCCGTGGCCGCAGACAAAAAAGCCGTTGCCGACATAGGTCAGGTTGCTCGGCGTTGCGGGCGGCAGTGCCCACTCAGCAGACGACAGTGCGGTAGTGGTTGCGGGTTCGTCGGTGGTGTCCGTGAGCGACGCCACGCCCACAGAAAGCGGAACTGGCGTGGCATTCAGTAGCAGGTACGTGGTGCCCCCCTGGAGGGCGGGGTACGTGCGGTAGAACACAATCCCCTGGAGGCCCCTCTGCCCTGCGGTCGGCGCGTGAGAGACCGTGTACGTAACGGACTGGCCAACCTCTTTCTCGATCAGCAGCGGCGCGGACGGGCCAGACTCTTCCCCCCACGTGTTCACCGCAACGGCGACCACGGAAAGCGACTCAAGGTCTCCACCCGTCACCGCGCCAAGCGTTGCGACCGGCTTCGGCGGCGCGGTCACGCCGAGCGCATACGAGGTTGCTGGCGGCGCCGGATTCATGTTGATCGCAGCCGCGCCAGAGAGCGTGGCGACGCGAATCTCTTCGCCTTCGGTGTGGTAGATCATCCGATTGGCGGAGTCGTCAATCGTCGGGTGCAGGTACGCGCGCGTAGGTTTGTTCCAAGCGAAGAAATTGGCTCCGTCCTCGGTGAACAACGCGCGGCACGGCTGCGCGCTCGTCGCCACGGTGTAGTGGGTGCCGAGGGTTTTGAGCGGTCGAAGCTCGCCGTGGGCAAACGTACAGTTCTTGGCGTATTGCGCCGCATCTTCCGGGAGCCGGTCAGCCGGCAGGCGGGGAATCTCGCCGTTGAACTTGCGGATAGAGAATGTCGTCATCGAACCCCCCAGGCGCGCAGCACGGTGCGCTGCCACGCGAACACGATGCGCAGGTTCGTCGTCAGCACAGATTCAATCGCTTCGCTCCAGCGGCATGCGTCGTTGATCGGCTTGAAGTGCTCGGCCTTCCATCGGGCAAGGTCAGTAATCTTGGCGTTCATTTCGCGGCTCCCGGTGTCCGGTTTTCCAGCGGCACCCCTCAACCATTGGCCTCATCTTGATGCAGCGATGGCTCCAACTTGGGTAGAGGTACTGGCTTTGCTTGTGCACGCACTGACGGCAGCACAGCGGCAGTTCTTGCGTGCTCATGCCCACCCCTCACGGCGCTGCTTGATGCGCTGGTAGAGGCTCACCCCTCCCGACCACAACACGGCCAGCAGCACCCCATACACCGGCTGGATGCCTAGCGCGAGCGCCACGGCTTGTCCGGTCTCTGTCGATTCGGTCAGGGTGCCAAGCACGGTCGCCAGCACGGCAGCGGTGCTCGCCTGCGCGATGGGGCTTTTCTTCAGGCTCGACTCGGGCTCGACATCCTGCGGCATTGGTTGCGAGTCGTCCGACAGGTACAGGGCGGCTTCCCGCGCACGGCGCGAGGTCAGCCCATCGACCACCTGGAGCACGCCGTTGATGCGCGCCTTATTCCACAGCGCGAAAGCTCTGGCCGCAGATTGGCGGTCGCCCTCGTTGTGACGTTTCAGCACCGTGGAGCGCGCGAACCCGGAAAGCCCGATGTTGTAGGCGAGGCTCACCAGTGCACCCAGTTCGTTCTCGGAGGCGTCGCGCTTGAGTACGCGCTGAACCCCGTCCGTGAACTCGGTCAGGTCTTCCACAAGCCGCGCGTCGGCTTGTTCCTGCGTGCAGGCGTCGCCCATCTTCACGCCGCGCGTGTGACCCCAGCCGATCGTCGGTACGCCCGCTGGGCAGCGGTATGCCTTGAGCTTGCACCCCTCGGAGCGCGCGATTTCCAGCACCGCATCGTAGGTGATGGGCCAGTCCAGGTTCTTGTCGGGGAGCGTCATTTCACCACCTCGTTCAAATAGCGATTCAGGTCACGCAGCGTTCCGGGGTTGTAGAGCTCCGGGCTCGGAACGCCCCCGGCTTGAGCGATCCACTCCGAGCAGAACGCCGCCCCTTTGTTGTTGATGCCCCGGTTGAAAACCTGCGACCCGACCAGCCCGATCCAGTCGTAGGTCTGCCCTTGCGTCGACGCAAAGTGCGAGATGAGCTGGTCCGTCGTGATCCACTTGCACGGCTCAATGATCCAGCGCTCAAGGGTGGCAAGCGTCTTTCTGGACGCCTGAGACCGCACCCCTCCATCCCGGATGGTCGACGCAAAGGTTGTATCGCCTAACAGCAGTTCGGAGTGCGACTCCTTGCGCCCGGTCCATGCGCGGATCACCGCGTTGCCAACCGTGCCGTCCCCGACGTAGGAACAGAGGTAGATCATGTACGCCTCCAGATCGCGCGCTTAATAGCCCACAGCGTTGCGCCGATGGCGAGAAGCCATGCGCTTACAACGATCGTTTTTAGCGGTGCGGGGCGTGCGTTACGCGGGTGGTCCGTGTGCCGGTCAGCTCCATCAAACCCAGAGAGCGAGAGCACAGGATGCAGCAGTGGCGCAGGCGGAACGTAGCTTGTGATCTGGCCGTCTCGGTCGATGTGTATGGCGTGCATGCCCCACTCCGAATGAGCGCTTGCTCGCGCGGCAAACCACCCACCATTCTCGTGCAGCAGGTCGAGAGAGCGGGTCAGACAGTTCATGGGACAACGACTTGCGCGAGTAGCGTTTCTGTCACCCAGAACGGGTGACACTGGTGGCGGGCGTACATCTCGACGCGATCACCGGAATCAGCCTCCACGTACCACGGCCCCCAAGCCTGCGGCCCGAGCGGGCGCTTGAACTTCATGCCGAGCTTTTCGCCCCGATACTCGATGAGTGCGATGCGCGGGATGCCGCCGTCGCGTGAGATGCGCGCGTAGGTTTCGATGAATGCGCAGTCGCGGCGCTTGTCCAGCGTGCCCGACACGGTGACGCACCCACCTTGGCAGGTTGTATCGACCACTGAGAACGCGAGCACCGGAGACGCCTTGCTCTCTGCCCAAGGGCCGACCAGCAGTGCGAACACGATGGCCCCAAGTACGAGCAGCCAGTATGGAGTGGAAGCGTCGATCAGTTTTTTCACCCCCGCACCCCTCTCAGAAAACGGTCGTGCATGTCCATGTAGAGCGCCAGTGCCCTTGGACCGGAGTGTGCGGACAGGCTGATGACAATGGCCGAAGGCCACCCATCAAGCCCTTGCCACTGGCACACGAAAAACGCGATGGACCCGGCAAAGCTGCACACCACCACGTCCACGACGAAATCCACTCCTCGCAGCGTTTCGCCGTTCTTCAGGCGCTGCGCGACATGAACCGCTCCGCCCCATAGGGACAGCGCGATGGCGTAGACCCACGGCAGGTATTCCTGGACCCATTCGAAGCGCTCGTTCACCCGCTACCCCTTATCGTTTGATGGCCACGACTTACCTCGTTCAGTTGCGTGATTGCTGGATGCTGGAGGCTCGCACGTTCGGGTTCGTTCCCACGGAGTTGCGGTTTACGTCCGAAGCCGTCTCGGCGTTGGTGCGGCCAACGAGCTGACCTGTGAAGGCTTGGTAGTACAGTTGGGCGAGGTTGGCGTTGGCGGCGTACTCGGCGTCCTTCGAGTAGCATCGGTACAGCGTGTAGTTCACGACGGCGGGCAGCCAAGTGCCGTCCAGTTCCAGCGTGCCGCCTGATACGGCCTCGGCCGGTTCGGCGGAGTAGACCATTTCCAGTGAGCCCTGGCTTGTGGCGGGCTGGGGCGGAAACACGTAAAACACCTTCTGGTTCTGCTGATCAAAAACGTAATGGCGCACGACCGAATCGGGCGTGGAGGCGTGCCAGTCGGACTGCTGGGCATCGAGGATTTCGCGGGTCACGATGCGTGGAGCGATACCCGGCGTGGCCCCGCCCACGCCCATGTTGCGCACAATGTCGAGCAGCGTGGTGCCCGCAGCTGGAATGGTTTGCTTGGTGCCCGAAACGAGCGTGGCCACGGATGTCTGCACACAGGCATCGGGTTTGTAGAAACACACCTCGCGGCAGGCGTCGGTGATGTACTGGAGCTTTTCGTCCAGCGGCCAGCGGATGTGGGTTGTGTCCTGGAGCAGCTGCCCCACGCGGGTCACAACGTCGTTAACTTGGATTGCTGCCATAAAAACCTCTGTGCGGGAATTGCAACAGAGGCTATCGGGGTTGCGCTTTTGGGGGTGCCCTTACGGCACGAGTCGCGTCCGCAGCCGGCCCCGATGCGCGCCTATTTGCGCTTGCGCTCGTGCCCGAGCAAGCCCGAATTGGTATTGCTGCTCGGCAATCTGTGCCTGGTTGATGTCGCCGTAGGTCAGCGCCAGCTGTTGTTTTGCAGCGGCGGCGATCGGCTCTTTCCAGTAGAGCACGAGACTGTCATCGAGCGTGGTTGCGGTCGCTTTCGGCCCGATCGCCACGCGCAGGACGATGGAGGCGCCCTCTTCCGGCACGTTCACCAGTCGTACGATGCGCGGGATCGGCTGCACAAAGCCCGTCACCTCGCCTACCTTGGTGATGTCGCTGCCGGCCAGCAGCGCGCGATCAAGGTGCGCGTGCGCTTTCACCGCGGCGATCACGCGGATCGGCTCGGCATTCGAGACCGGCTCCACGTCGTATTCGGCCACGCCCGCGATCGCCTGGATCGGGTTCGTGCTCTCCTGCCACACCAGCGAGTCCCGGCAGAACTGGATGGCGCCATCGAGAATGGCCCGGTCAATCGCCGGCTCGGGCACGTTCGGGAAGTGCGGGACGACGTAGGGATGCAGCGCGGAGAGTGTGGCCATCAGCGCACCCGCTTACCCATCGTCAGGCGCACGGCGTCCAGCAGCTCGGCCTTCTTGACCGAGGTGTCGAGCTTCACGCCGAAGTTGCGATGCGCGTACTGCGCCAGTTGATCCTTGGTCATCGCTTCGAGATTGACCAGCGGCGGCAGGTTGTCGGGCTCCTCACGCGGCGGCTCTTCAACCTTGATCTCGGTCTTGCGCTTGCGTGCGTCCTCGAACTCGGGATGGCGCAGCAGCTTGACCGCAATGTGCTCGGGCACGTCGTCGCGCGTGTCGCCAATCTCCCAATGCAGCTTCGAGCCGTAGAGGTGATCGGTGTAGGGCTTGGGGCCGTTGTACTTGATGGCAATGGCAATGGGCATGGTGCGCTCCTTTGCGATGGTTGTACGTCAAGCGCAAGGATAGGGGTGCGCTTGAAACAAGAAAGGGAGCCGAAGCCCCCTTTCTCTCACTTGCTACCAGCTACGATCAGGTCAGCGAAACCACCGAGTCGAAGACCATGACGCCGTGGTCCTTGACGTGGGTGCCGCCGAGGTTGAAGCGCAGCTTGGCTTTGCCGCCCATGCAATCGCCGCCAACTTCCATCGCGCGGCCGAAGTTGTACGGGTTCTCGAGCCAATCGAAATGGTAGTCGCTGCCCTTGTTCTTTCCGTAGGCATTGCCAAGCGCCTGCGCGCCGAGCAGGATTGCGCGATCCACGGCGAAAGCCGAGGTGATGCCGGCCGGAACCGCGGTAGCGGTGCCGGTGCCGGTGGCCTTGTTGGCGACCAGCACGGAGGTGATCGAGCTGCCGGTGCCGTGACGGATGGCGCGGTTGAGCTTCTTCACCAGGATGCCGTTCCACATGCCGACCTCACCCTTGAACAGCGGGTGCTTGGAGCCGTAGGAGGCGCGGTTCCAGGCGTTCTGCTGGAATGAGCGGATGTCGTTCGTGGTGGCTTTCAGCAGATGCGAGTACTGACGCGGCGACACGTACAGCACCCACATCGGCTCGTCGGCGGCGGCCGGGTCGTCGGCGATCTTGACCGGCTGCAGCGGAAACGCCATCTCGTCCAGCATGGTGCGCATGTTGTCGATGGACTCGAGCGTGAGCACGTCGGCGGTTGCGATGGCGCCGATGTTGGCTGCGCTCGGGATCGCCATCGAAGCGCCGCCCGCGTCGATCAGGTAATGGCTTTCGTAGGTCGGCGGGGTGACATCGTTGACCATGATCGCGCCGAAGTCGCCATCCGAAGAAAGCGGGACGACCCAGTCGTCGTTCACTTCGGTGCCGCGCGCGCCGGCCAGATGCACGAGGCTGGTCTGGTCGTCCAGGCGGGCGAAGTAGCTGGTGAGGTTCGCCATGGCGATGTTGCGCAGGTCATGCACGGTGCGCTGCTGGCTCATCTTGCCGCCGGCATCGACCACCTTGGTCGCCAGGTCGATCTTGATGTCCATCGAGGCATTGGTGAGCGCGACACCCGTGCCTTCCGCGTCGGCATCGCCCATGGTCGGCTTGCCGCCGATGGTGCCGAACACGTCGACGCTCACCTTGTCGCCCGCGGTCTTGCTCAGGTCCGTGATACGGACAATCGGCATGTCCTTCGAGGTCTGCGCCTTGAGCTTGTTGATGGCGTCACCCGTGCTCGGCGCCGGGCCGGTCAGGGCGCGCGAGAAGCCGGGTTGTTTCTGGGTCTGCGCGAAGAGCGCAACGGAATAGAGTTTGCGGGCGAGCGCCGAGCTCGACGCGACGTTGGTGTTGAAGCTGCCAGACGAGGCCATTTGAGGCTCCTATTTCACGAATTGGGTGTTAGCCAAGCCGTGCCAGCAGGGCGGTGATCTGATCAGGAGTCATGTTCTGCATCTGTGAGCCGAGTCGATCGGCTGACATTTGCGCGAACTCTTCCATCGGATCTGAGGCCGGAACCGCTCCACCCGGAATATCCGAGAGGGTGCGGGGCGCACTCTTCGCCTCTGCGGCCACGCGCTTGGCGGGCTTTTCCTGGGGCTTGGCCTGAGCGCGCGGCGCGGCAGTGTCGGGTCCATAGAAGGCGTCCACGATTTCCACTGCCTTTGCCAATCGCTGCTCCAGCGTCAGCCCTCGATGCGCTGGCGAAGCCTGCAACTTGGTGTCGGCCTCGATTGCAGCGGCCCATCGGTCCGGGTCGTTGTGCTCCCAATGCAAAAGCGTCGGGTTGGCATCCACGGCCTGCCGGACCTCGGACATCGTTGCCTCCTGCCGCTGTCGGTCTTCCTGCTCCATCCGCTGCGCGACGGTCTGCAACTGCTGTTCGAGCTTGCGCGTGTGAGCAAGCAGCTTGGCGACGGCCGGGAAGTCTTCGGCCATCGAGTCCAGGTCATCCACGGATGCCTCGCCCTGTGCCTGTTCCTGCGGCTTGCCGGTCTGCTGCATCGCATCGATGCGCGCTTGAAGTTCCTGCATCGCTTGCTCGGCCGCGCGACGTTTCTCGCGCTCGGTTCGCAGCACGTCGTAGGGGATCGTGTGCTTGCCGTCCTTGCTTGCAATCGGCGCTTCGTCTTCCACCTGTTGCGGTGCTTCTTCAGGCTTTTCCTCTTCGCCTTCGGTCACTTCCACGCCGGCTGTCGCGTCGTTTTCAGCCTGTTCGGGTGCCGGGGCGCCATCCATCTGAGCCATCAGGGCCGCGATCTGGTCGGGGTCCGTGGGCATCTCGTCCGGGTTGGCGGCGTAGTAGTCCAAGTCCTTCAGTGCATCAGTCATTCCATTTCCTCTATCGGTCGGAGTCCGTCATTGGCTCGGCGCACCCATGACGCAGGGCTGCGAAGCGCGGGGCCATTGATGCTATTTACGGGACAATCGCGGGCGGGGGTGCCCTTTTGACCTGTTTTCGGAACAGTGAGGGCGAAAAAAAGCCCGTCACTCGGACGGGCGTAACCTCGGGAGAGGGAGGGGAAATGAGCGCCCTAGACTAGCGGGCGCGCGAGGGGGATTAGATCAGTGACTGCCAGTCCACATTTAGCGCGCCCGCAGTGCCGGACCGGCTTACGGTGAAGCTCGTCGCTGTGCGCGCGCTCACCCACACGTGTTCGTTTCCACGCGGTGTGACAACGACCGACCTTGGTGCGGCGCGCAGGCCGTGCGTAATCACAACGCTTGATGCCGCGTCCGGGATCGTAGCGGTTCCAATTGCCTCTGTCGTGTACCCGACGTTCCTCCGCACGACCGTATCTGCCTGTAGCCCATTGATTGGCGCAAGCGTTGTCGAGGTGATGCGGTTGTCATTAATGACGACGCCCGTGACTGCCGCGAGTACGTAAATGCCGCTCCCCGTCACATCCAGGATTTCATTCCCGATTACCCGCGCCCCTTGCCCATATATTCGGATGGCATGCGAACCTGTATTCCGTACAACGTTTCCTGTGATAATCGCGGCCGCAGGCACAATATGGATTCCGGTTCCGCTCGTCCCCTTTATGTCGTTGTTCATCACTACGAGCCCCGCGTTTGTTCCTGCAGTGGAAACAACGCCGGTCACACCCCCAACGCATTTGTTGTTTTCGACTGTCGCAAACGTCGTGGCGGCGATCTCGATGTGGCTCGATTCAGGATTGATCGAGAGATTGCCGTCGATTTTTAAATTTTCGCAGTTCGTAGTTGTGTATATGGATCTTGATCCGGCCGCAATAATTGTGTTATCACAAACAGCACCGTTTGTGACGGACGCAACGTTCACCCCCGCAGCACTGGCCCCGGTAGTGTGAATCAAATTGTCTTTCGCAGATAGGTTTGTTCCGCCGGAAAGAACAATTGCATTCCCGTTGATGTTGTACAGCTTGTTCCCGGAGAACTCAATTTCTGAGCAGCCGCCAGAGGTTTGCAGGCCCGCTGCGCCGGGGCCTATTACATTATTACGGCAGATCACCCGCTCGCTGTTCGTATGAACAGAAAGACCACCCTCTTGCCCCGTCGACGAGAAGATGACGTTGCCTTCAAAAAGCAAGTCGTATGCGGTGTGGACGATCACCATATTCCCGTCGATGAAGTTCCCTCGAATAATTCCGTCGTGGTTGACTTCCGTGGTCACGTCCGTCGACGCAACGTCGATGGACGCCCGCAAAGCCTCGGAGAACCCATAGATGTGGTTGCCCTCGATTGTAAAATGCGACCTCGCGCCCTTTGCGGTGGATGTCGGCGCGAACTCTTGATTCCATACGATGATCTTGTGGCCGATCGTGTCGTATATCTTGCAGTTCCGTACCGTCGCACGATTCGCGTAGATACCGACCCCGTCTGATTGCCGGCCGATCACGTTGTCGTTAATCGCGGGGTTTCCGGTTTTGTTCCCGTTCAGACTCAAGTTTTCTACCGTGCACCCGTCCGCGAGGATGCGGACGCACGCGTCGTTGACATGCGCGGTTGCCCCGTCAGGCGTCTTGATCGTCGCGCCCCAGGTGCCGGTCAGCGTGGTGTCCGGCACTGTCAGCCGAACGGCGGCCATGTATGTGCCCGGCGGGCAAAAGACCACCGATCCAATCGGGAGAGCGGCTAGACCTGCGTTAAACGCATCCGTACAATCCGTCGCGCCCGTTGCATCCACCCCCGCAAAAGAGGTCGCGCTGATCGCGGCTCCGCCGCCCAGCGATGCGATTGCCGTCGCCACGTTGGGTTCGAATGTAACCACCCCACCCGGGCCCGTTGCAGCCGTTACGAGCTGTCGTTCCTGCCCGTGCGCATCCACGAGCCCGAGGATCTGGTCGGTCGCGTCGTCAAACGTGACCTTGAAGTTACCCAGGCGCTCCAGGCTGGATTTGCGAATCGTCATTGCACTGCTCCTTGCATCGTTGGGTTGGTGAGCGCCCTCGTCTCGGCGCGCGACTAGGCGTTGTTGGCGAGCCGTTCTTTCAGCGCGTAGCCCATCAGCGGCCACAGCTTCTGTACGGCGTTCTGTCGGGCGATCTTGCGGCCCAACTCGGCGTCGAAGTTCTCGGGGGACGCGCAGGCCGACTCGCCGGTCACGGTGAAGCCGTTGCGGAGCACGAGGACGCAGAAGGTCAGCAGGCCGAGGGCTTGTGGGTACTTGTCGCCATATGAAGGGGCGGCAGCTTCGGCCCCTTGCTCGGCAGTGAAATAATGCTCGCTGGCGATGTTCGTCTCAATGTCCGCAGGCGTGACGCGCGGCGCGGTCAGCCCTTTGGTCTGGATTTCCTGCTCGATCTGCTGGTCGTTCATGCTTGCTCTCCAAACGCTACGATGCGCTCTTTCAACACGGCGGAATATCCGTCCATGAAACGCGCTTGATTGCGCAGGCGCGAACGCTCGGCATCAGAAAGTGACGAGAAAATCTCGGTTTGAAAGAAGTCCATGAGCTTGCCGAGCTTCAGGTCAAGTTCGTATTTCTCCTCGGCGACGCGCTGCTGGTGCGGCGGCAAGCCATGGCCTTGCATCGGACGATAGGAGCGCTCGAATACATCCTTCGGGCTCCAGCTGATATAGCCGGCGTGGCGCGAGTCGTTGGCCTTTCCGCCGTCGACATACTCGACCAGATAGCCGTCA